CGGGCGCTTCTCCGTCCTGTGGAGGGCTCGCCGAAACTGTACATTGACTCGCACCTGTCGGAGAAATCGGCCAGTCCTCGCGGCATCGTCCGGGCGTTCGCTCGGGCTGAGAAAGACGAGAAGCGCGAGGGCCGCACCTACCGGAAAGACGGGGAACTCGATCACGTCCTCGACTGTCTGCGCTACGGCGTCAACCATCTAATCGCCCCAGTGGGCAGAGGGATAGAGGTGTTCTGATGCCACTGGATCTTGACTATCTACGGAAGGAATGGGGCTACAGCAGGAAGCGCCGGACCAAGTGCCTCGCTAGGCGTGAGGTGTACCAGCACGACTGGTACGAGCAGCTTCGTGATGAGGTGCTCAAGCAGTTCCTGCCGCAGAACGCCGACAAGCTGCTGAGCCGTGCCGATACCAGCATGAACATTCTCCGCTGGGCGACAGACACGATCGCAGCAATCTACAGTCGCCCAGTCCACCGGATGATCGGCGACACACTCCTGGCTCCAATGGCCGAGGTTGATCTTGCTCTCGACCTCGCGTGCAAACTGACGTTCTACCAGGGCGAGGCGCTCGTACGGCCGTTCTGGGCTGGCGACCGCCTCCTCCTGGACGTGGTGCCGGCTGACAGATTCCTGGCAGTGCCCGACCAACTCGACAGGCTGAAACTGAAGGCTGTCGTGATCAGCGACACCAACAGCCGGGGTGACGTAATCGGGTTCACAGTGTGGACGCGGGACGAGCACTACGAGCTCAACCGCGACTGGACGATCCGCACACCGAACGAGGAGCGGGCCAACCCTTACGGTGTGATCCCCTACGTCTGCTCGCACGCTCAGTATCCCAGCGCTACGTTCTGGCACTGGCACGAGGCTGAGGGGCTCCACCAGGCCACGCTACAGCTCGGCGTCGCCATGACGGACTGGCACCACCTCAGACACCTACAGTCGTTTAAACAGCTCGCCATCCGCACCGAGGGCTCTGACCGCTCGAAGACGGCGAAGCTAGCAAGCGATCCGAGCTCCACGCTTTTGCTGTCAGGGCCGACGGCGTCAGCCCAGGTTCTCGACATGCAAGCGAACCTCACCGCCTACCTGGACGCCCTTCTCACCAAGGTCGAGTCGATCCTCCAACTGTACGGGATCAAACCGGAAGTGGCACGCGGCACCGAGCAAGCCCAGAGTGGCTACGCCCTCAAGCTGAAACTCTACGGGCTCCAGGAACAGTGGGAGCAGCAGCGCCAGCTATGGCGACTGTGGGAGCGTGAGATGTGGCGCGTCGCTGCCGTGACTGTGCCACTCGAAGGTGGCCCGGCTATGCCCGATGGCTCACTCCAAATCACCTACCCCGAGCTAGGACCCGGACGCGATCCAGCGGAGCTGTCCAACCTCGCAACCCAGCAGTACAGCGCCGGCATTGTCAGCCGCTCCGAAGCGCTTCGGATGACGGACCGCAGCGAGCAGCAGATTGAGCAGATTGAGCTCGAGATCCTCGAGGAGTCGGCAGCACAGCCCTCCTTTGAGATCCCGCTCGACTTGGAGGAGGGCGTATGATTAGTCCAGGCGTCCTCGACAGGATTCTAACCACCGGCGCGTTCGCCCTATCTGGACGGCGCGTCTCGGCAGTGCTCGATGCCCTCCTCAGTGGAGCGTCTCTTGTGGAGGCGTTCCGTGCTGGCGGTATCTACACAGCCGCCACCCGCACGCTAAAACGTGCCGCCGATCAGACGCTGTCCGCGTTCGGCTCAGCCTACCAGATCGACGCTGCCCTGACTGGCCCGATCAGTCGACGGGCTGTGCTCGTGGGCCAGTCGTTCGCCCAGCGGTCACTGGCTCACCTCGCTGGCCTAGCAGAGCCAAACCTACGCACAGGACTCAGGCTGTACCAGACAGGCCAAATCTCGAAGCAGGCGCTCACAGCGCTGCTTCCTGTGCCCCAAATCAACACGCTCGTCAACACCGGGCTAGCTGGCATACAGCGCCAGGTGTCGAAGCAAGCCGCGCAGCTCGTCACCGAGTCAGGCGCAATCCTCTACTTGTACGCAGGGCCAGACGACGCAGCCGCGAGGCCCTACTGTGCCGCACTGGCCGGGCTCGTGGTGGAAGAGTCAGCGCTCGCCAACACACCGAACGCCCAGGGGCTTAACCCTACTGTCTACTGTGGCGGCTACAACTGTCGCCACAGCCTGATCCCCGTAAACGAGTCGATCGTGCGTGAGCAGGGGCTCACCCTGGCCACCGCCAGCGACTACAACGATGCCGCCTGGGGCGCAGCGAGGAGGGGCTAATGGCACTCAGCAGCAAACTCAAGCAGATCGTCGACAGTCGCCTCAGCGTCGTCGCGCTCGAGGTAGGGCAGGCGATCGGGCAGGCCCAGATCGTAAACCTGCGACAGCGAGTGGCCCAGGGGCTCGGCGTCTACGACCAGAAGATGCCACCCTACAGCCCTAGCTACCGAATCGAGCGGGCAGCGACAGGTCGACAGGTCGACAACCGCGACCTCACCTACTCAGGCAGGATGCTGGGCTCACTTACCCAAGAGCTGAACGCCAGCGAGACTGGTGTCACTGTCGTGATCCGATTTGCTGACGTAGCCAGCCAGAGGAAAGCCCGCCAGAACCAGCGGATCTCGCCCTGGTTTGGCGTCTCACCCCGCGACCTGCGAACGCTCCGAGCGGTGCAGGCAGACGCACTCACCCGAGCCCTAAAGAGGAGAACCTGATGGAAACGTCCCCAGCCATCGAGGCACCCGCAGCACCCGAAGCTACCGAAGCACCCGCAGTCGAGGCCACACCGATTGAGCAGGCTATCGAGCAGGCCACAAAGGCCCAGCAGCCCGAAGCTACCGAAGCCACCGAGGCAACACCCGAGGACCTGGACGCCCGGATCACAGCAGCAGTCGCAGCAGCACTGGAACGACTCCAACCGGCGCAACCCGAGCCCGCACCCGTTGAAACAGCCGAGCCCGCGAGCGAGCCACACCCAGCCGAGGAAGCGCTGAAGGCCCGAATCACTGCCGATCTCGACACGCTAGGCGACGACGATCGCGCACTGGTCGAGGCGCTGGCAGGCGACGACATGATCGCCCAGGCGAAAATTTACACGGCGCTCATGAAGGCCGGCAAGATCTCACCCAAGGCCGACGAGGCCAAAGCACCGGCACCACCGGTGAAACGAACTGACATGAACTCACCCGGCACGACACAGCCGACCGACTGGAAGAGCGCGGAAGCCGCGTTCGCTCGGGCGGTGCGTGGCGTGCGTTTCTAACTGTCCTGACAGCAGGACGCAAACTACAGGAGTGGCCAGATGGCAACTACGACATTCACTGACTTGAGCGCGATCCTGCTGGACAAGTACGGCGCTGTGATTGCGAAGGCGTTCACCGAGTACGGTCCAGGCAACCAGCTCATTCCCGAGAACTCGATCATGGGCAGGCTCGCAGCCAAAGGCCGCGTCGTGATCGGCAGCAACGACATCAGCGACCGCTACGCGAAAGAATGGGGTGTTCACACCACCGCGTTCACCGCGTCCAGCTACGGCGGATCTGACTCTTACCCCAGCAGCGTGGCTCCCTCGTTCGCTACCGCGTCGCTTCCCTGGAAGCGCTACGGTATCAGCATGGAGTTCGATAACCTTGTGCGCGTCGCCCGTGCAGCAGCTCGCGGCAACGTCAACGCCCTCAACTTCGAGTTCCAAGCCAAGCTGAAGGCCCTGATCAGCCAGATCGAAAAGGACCTCAGCGGCGACGGCACCGCGAACAGCAGCAAGGTGATCACTGGCGTGAAAGCCTTCATGTCGACCTCGAACACCTACGCAGGCATCAACCAGTCGACCTCCTCCTACTGGCAGGCTCGGATCGACGACGCGAGCAGCGCAAGCCTGGCGTCCTCCAACCTCGAGACGATCGCGAAATTGCTTTACGACAACAACGGCATTGGGCCTAACTCCGAGATCTGGATGTCCTCTACCCAGTGGCCCAAGTTCACCGCGCTCTACTCCTCCAACATTCGCTACACCCCCGGTGGCATGGGCGGAACCAGCGTCGAGCCTCGCTACGTCGACGGCCTGGTGGACCTGCCGATCTACATCATCCCCTCGCTCAGTCAGTCGGCTACCACCGACGAGATATGGTTTTGCAATCTGGACGATCTCAGCCTCCACTTCCTCGATCACACTCCCCAGGACACCATGCCCGTCGACCCCGACCAGGAAGTGCTTCACGAGGGCGTTCCCGTTGGCATCGAGCAGGTGGAGACCGGGAAGGACAGCAAGGCTCTCTTCCTGAAATCCTACTGTCAGCTCGTCTGTGCCAACCCCCGTAACTTCGGCGCGATCATCAACCTCGCGACCTGATAACACACCCAACACGATCACGCGAGTCGCTCTGTGACACTGTCACTCTGCGGACTGTCACTCTCCTCAGGGACGCGTGATCCTTTATCTCTACAGGAGTACTGATCATGGCGATCACAGTATTGAAAGGCCGCAAGCTCGGCGATCAGGTAGCAGGCGGATCCGAGGTCCGTGGCTCTATCGCTGGCCCAGCCAGCTACGCAACCGGTGGCTTCGCTGCCGACATCGAAGCCGATCTCGGCGTCGCTGCCGCAGACATGGACTACTGCATCGTGTCGGCCACAGGTGGCTACATCGGCGAGTTCGACGGCAACAACGACAAGGTCATCGCGTACGCTAGCGGTGGCACCGAGGTCAGCGCCACTACCAACCTCAGCGGCGAGACGTTCTATCTCACCGTGAAGGTGAAGAACACCACAGCGTAAGCACGCGCCACACGGCGCACTCAACAACCCTAAACTCCCCGTCCCCAGGAGGTAACCGACATGAGACACTTAGACAGCTTACTCGACGATCTACTCGCCCTACGACCTCACGACAGGCCCACGTTCTTCCAGATGCGTGGCGAGCAGGAGCGTGAGGCCATAATGGCGATGTGGGCCGAGTCACCAAGGCTACGAGCCACTGACATTTGTGCACTGCCCCAACCCTACCAGGCCGAGCTTGTCTCGTTCGTGGTGGGCGATCCTCAGCGTGGCAGGCCCGGTGTGGGTGGTGTGTTTCGTGTCGAACCGACTGGGAAGCCAGTCAACCTGGAACGCGGCAGCATGGGCAACAAGCGCAAGTTCGACACGATCACGAAGGCCACGTTCTTACCGGCTGATCGTGCGATTCATGCGCTGCTCTGTTATGGCCCGGATGCCGCGAACGAAGCCGCGCGTGGGCGACTGCGAGAGGTGAGCGAGGAGCAGGCCGAACAGCCCGCACCTAACGCACCCATCGCAGCCGACCCACTGGCGGCTACCCAATCTACACCACCCCGCGAGACAGCGAAGGCCCGAGCGGCACGCGAGCTCTACGAGGAGCTCGGCGATCTCGAGGCGGTGTCACAGCAGCTCTACCCCAAATCGAAGCAGCACCCAAGCCCGGTGATCCGTCGCTGGGCGGCTGAATTCGACTGGCCACTGGCGTGAGGTGAACCATGATCCCAGTCGCGATACAGGACAGAACGAGCACACTTCAGATCCGGCACGTCGACCCCGACACCGGCGCTGAGATCACGCTGGCCAGCGGCACGATCACGATTTACGACGACGGCAGCAGCGAGATAGTACCTGCTACAGCAGTGACAGTCTCGGGCTCGCTGGCGTCGTACTCGCGTACCTGGCCCGAGGCGTCGTTCGAGCTCGGCAGGTATCGCGCGGTGTGGTCCCTTGTCGATGGCTCAGCAGTCACCCGGCTCGAAGACTTCTACTTCGAGGTGGTGCTTCGGCGCTTCAGGCGTCCGATCAGCGAAAGTGACTTCGCAAGCCGCTACCCGTACCTCACCAACCTGCTCCCGTCTGGCGCTACGCTGGCCGCGTACCTCGACGGCGCGTGGACCGAGCTCGGGAACATCCTCTACGCTCGGCTCGGTGAGTACCCAGGCAATCTGCTCTACCCGGAGCAGCTAGCCAGTGCGTGCGAGCTACTGACAGTCAGCCACATCCACCGGGCGATCATGATGGCAGTCGGCACCGAGGACGAGCTCAAAGCGACGCAGTATCGCGAGCTCGCCTTCCAGGCGCTCGACACGGCGCTGTCGTTCGTCCGTCTAAACCGAGACGACGATCGCAACCCAGATCCTCGAGAGTACGGCGTGTTCGGCGCTGGGGAGCTGATCCGGTGAGTCTGACGCAGGCCATAACCGAGGTGAAGGCTCGACTCGATGGGCTGTCGCTGACTGAGGACCCCGACAAGCGCGAGTTCACACTGGCCGCGTCCTCTAAGACGAGCATCGACGGCCACTACAAGCTGAAGGTGGACTCTGTCGGCAACCCCTGGCCCGAGCTCTCGCTGAACGCGAACGCCTGGTACTGCCAGGTTGAACTCGAGGTCAGCACCCTGATGGGGAACGACCAGACAGCCAGCACGATCACAGCCGACACCAGGGCGCGAGCAATACGCGAGAGCCTGCACTACACCGGGCTCACCTACGGGTTCGTCTTCGACTTCGAGGAGCCACGGCGCGTCGACGTGCCGAACAACCCGAGGCTGAGGCTGTGGGTGTGGCGCTTCAAGCTCAGATACCAGGAGTAACAGCGATGAGCAGGATCAGACGAGGGCCGAACGATCAGCCCGCACCAACACCAACGCAGCCAGCGGCACCCGCCGACGATCTGGCACCTACCCCAACACCCGAGCCCGAAGAGGCCGTAGAGATCGAGGAGTCAGACGACGATGGCGACAACGACGAGTAGCTTCCCCAACGTGTCGAAGGCGGTAAGCCTGGTGGCGTTCACACCAGAGGTCAGCCAGGGCACCAAGAACGTAAAATTTGAAGTGGCCACAGGGAGCGGCACTAGCGTGACTGTGAGCACTGGCGGATCAGGGCGCGACGACGCCGCACTGGCAAACGCACCTGACGACCTGTTTAACGGCTGTCAGCTCTACGTCGTCGACGGCTCAGCAGCGGGCGACCTCCACACGATCACCGACTTCACGGAGTCAGGCGGCACCGCGACATTTACCCTCGGCAGTTCGCTGAGTTCGGCTATGACGTCGGGTAACGTGATCTGGGTACTGGCCCCACTGCCCGCGTCCAACTTCACGATCGCACCCACCACCGAGAACCTCGAGCGCGACTTCCACCGGCTGGGTCTCGACAAGGCCAGCCCGGTGAAGGGCATCAACTTGAACAACGGCTCGACCGACGTCGAGGTCATGGGGCTCGTACAGGAGTTGGGCAACGGCGACACCTACACGCTCGACCGGTACAGTCAGCTCATGGCCTGCTTCGGCTCACAAGACTCGTACGCTGGCACACTGATCAGCGGCGGCAGCAGCACCACTACACGGTGGGACGTAGCCGACGCTTCGGGCTTCAGCGTCAACGACATTGTGATGTGTAACGGCGAGGCGCGACGTGTCACAGCAGTCGACACAGCATCGACACCCGACAACATCACTGTCACACCAGCAGCCAGCCAGGAACCCGACGACCTCGACGAAGTCTTTGGCTTCGAGGTCACCACACCGGACGACACTGGCCACCGCAGCGTCACCATGCTGTTCCTTCAGGATGACCAGCTCATCGAGGCTGCGGGCTGTGTCCTGAACATCGGCATGTCAGCAACGTTCGGCGAGATCGCACTGTTCGCAGTCGACTGGGACGGTGAGACGTGGCTCGTTACAGACGCTGTGACCCTCGACGGCACCCAGCTCGCGAAGAACCCGATCGGCGTCACTGTCGCGTCAGCCTACTTCGGCACCACCGAGATGTGTCTGAACAGCTTCAGCTTCGACCTGGGCCACGGACGCCAGGAGATCAGAGACGCTTGCTCAAACGGCGTGCGCTACTTTGTGCGCGAGCGAGCCAGCACACTGCAAGTCGTGTTCCGTGACAAAAACAAGGTGCCTCTCGAGACGTGGCAGAAGACGGGCACGAAGGCCCGACTCCTGCTTCAGATCGGGAACGCTGCTGGCGCTGTCGTCGTGATTGAAGGATGGGCCACAGTCGGCGACCCCATTGGAATGGCCGACGTTGGTTCAACCCAGTACTGGGATGCCACGTTCCAGTTCTTCGACGATCAGACCAGCACCACACCAACTACCGCGCGCATTGCTCGCGGCTAACACTAACACCCAACTCCCCGTCCCCAGGAGGTTCACACATGGCAGGCTTCGACCTTACACGGCTTTACGGTGGCCGCACTCAGATCCACTTCGACAGCAGCGATCCAGACGCCCCAATCATCGCGTGGTGTCACTACCCCACGCCCGAGGAGTCGGCGCAGGCGTTCCAACACGCTGGCCTAACACTCGACGACGACGGCGGGATCGAGTACCCGAGTGACAACCGATTTGAGATCGCGCCAGCGATGGCCCGCGCTCATGTGGAGCTGGCCTGCCTATGTATCGACGACGTCGAGAACCTGGACGACTGGCCGTCTGTCTGCACCGAGATCGCTCCGTCTGGACTGACTCGGCTGACAGCAGCGGCCATCGCTCTCCTCCCACGCCTGGCGCTGCGTAAAATCGGCGAGCAGATGTGGGAGCTCTCACAGGTGAGCGAGGAGGAGGGAAACGACTGAGGGCCGCTGCGTTCTGGCCGTACGTCCAGGAGATCCAGCGACCCGGTAACGACTGCGCGAAGTGCCGAACGTCACAGACGTTGCGCTCGGCATGGGGCTGTGAAGGCCCCAGTCGTGCAGGGCCCTGGGGCCAGGGGTTCACGTATGATCTGGGCGGCACCGTGATCAATCGGTGCCCGCTCAAACTGCTCCGACACCCGTGGACCCAGGCTGTGCTTGCCCTGTTTGGTAGCTACCGACACGGCATCACGCCCAACGGCAGCGGGCTGAGGCACGAGACGCTACACTATCAGCGAGCCATGCAGGCGATCGAGAGCGCCAGCAGCGAGGCTGAATCCTGGTACATGAAGAAGCAGAACGACAGGAGGCCCGACAGTGGCAACATTCGGCAGCGGTGAGCAACTCGAGATAACGATGGTGGTCGACTCCACCCAGGCCGAACGCTCGGTTGAGAAAGTGGGCAAGGCCGTCGACAAGGTCGAGAAGGAGACCAAGGGGCTCAAGGACGAGTTCAAGGCCACTGGCACCCGAGCCAAGGAGAATTTTGCAAAGGCGGCTGTGGCCGTCGCGAAAGTCGGCGCAGCAGTGGCCCTGGGTGTCGGTGCGTTTAAGGCGATGCAGGCAATCGTCGCCCGTGTCAACACGCAGTTCGACACCCTGGCGAGCGCGAAACTGTTCAACGTCACGCTACAAGACGCCAGCCAACTCCAGGGCGTGCTCAGCGACGTTAAGACGCAGTTTGAGGCGCTGTCACTAGCCACAGAGGCCGCACAGCTTGGGTTGAGCCAGGAGGAGATCCAGCGATTCGCGCACCTGGTTAACATACTGGCCGCAGTCACGGGCGAATCGAAAGCAACGCTCGAGGCGAGGCTGAAGACAGGCCAGATCACGGCACGCGAGCTCGGCGCACTCTCCAAAATCACCGGCGAGGTGAAGACCCAGGCTGGGCTACAGAACCAGATGCTACGCCAGCAGGCTGCACAGGGAGGCGCAGCGCTTGGACAGGGGCAGCGTATCCAAGCGCTCCTACAGTTTACCGGGGCCAGCGCAGCGATGGAGCGCAGCCTTGGCGAGCTCGGGAAGGCCAACCCGTTCGACGAGATCGCGAAGGATCTCAGGAGCATCGGTGAGGGTATCGTCAAGGATCTCATGCCAGCGATCAGGGACTTCGCAGACGCGCTGAAGGGTTTGAAGGGTCCGATCCGAGACGTGGCTAGCACAGTGACCGGATTTCTACAGAAGTCAGCCACGGGCTGGGCTCAACTGTACGTTCGGATCACGAAGGGGCAGGCTGCGCTGGACGCGACGCTCCGAAACGCAGCAGCAGCGGAGCAGCAGCGACAGCAGCGAGCTCAGCAGGCTCTCGAGGACCGGCTCGAGGCCGAGCTTGAGGCAGTGAAAAAACGGTACACGGCAGAGGGCCGGGCAGCAGCGGCAGCAGAGCGACGACGCAAGGCTCAAGCCAAGGCACGCCAACAGGCACAAAGCGAAGCATTGCAGGAGCAGATCGCCAGGCAGGGAGCAGCACGAGCAGCACTGCGAAATTTCGAGCGTTCAGCATTGGCAGCGATCTCGGCACAAGGTGCGGCAGGCATCGGGCCAGTTATTGCGGGCATGGCCCAGGCTCTCGAGCTTGCGAAGCAGTTCACCGCACAGCTCGGGCCAAACTTTCTAGAGGCTACGAGCAAGAGCGCTCGTCGAGCCCAGTTCCTGGTGAAGTCGGCAATGGAGGCTGGGCTGGGTGGCCTCGACAACATGATCAAAGGCGAGCAACAGCGCACCAACAACCTACGCGCAGCCCTGCTGGTGAGTCAGTCACAGGTCAAGGAACAGCAGGTACAGAACGAGCTCATCAACAAGCGCAAGACACTGGGCCAGGCCGAGGTAGCGATCAACCGAACGATTGCAGTGCTCGAGAAGTCGCGCAGCGATCTGGCCACACGCCAGATCAACTCGCTTCTCAACACACTCGAGATCGTCAAGGCCGAGGCCAAGGAGCAAGAGAAGCTACTCAAGCTCACCCTTCAGCTCGCTAAGGTGGAGGAGAGGGCGTCTCTCGCGTCCCAACGTGTCCAGGCCGCACAAGCCGAGGCCAGCGCCACAGAGCAGCTACGCACGGACCGTGAAAAACTCGCGCAACTGGACGGTTTCATCGTCAGGGACCGGGGTGATGCTGCCCTGGCGACGATGAAAGATCTCGAGGCGCAAGCTGAGCTACTCAAGATTGAGATCGCTCGACTCACTGCGCGTCGAAAGCTGGCGCAGACAGACGCTGACCGCAAGATCCTGGCGAAGCAGATCAAGGAGGCCACCAACCTACGCAAAGTTGTGAACCAACGAGCCGACACGCAGGCCAAGATCGCTCTGAGCCAGTCAGCCCAGGCCAAACTTGCAGCGGAGCAGTACCGGCTCGAGCAGCAGCGCCAAGCACTGACGCGGAAAGGCCAACTCACCGAACAGCGCGCACGAATCGCAGGACTCCAGGCGGGTGTTTCAGGCCAGCCCGGCGAGGTACCAGCGATGGCTCAGGTGCGAAGCCTGCAAACCCAGATTGCCGAGCAGGAGGCGACGCGACTTAGCCTTGAGAAACAACGCCGACAGCTCAACCCAGCCAGCCAGCAAGCCCAACGCATGGCGGCGCAGATCACGTTTTTGAAGACGTCCGTCGACCTCAGGAAACAGGAGCTCGACGTCACGAGACAGCAGGTGCAGCTTGAGGAGTACCGGCGCACTGGCCTAGGGGCGTTTGTCATGACGCTCCGTGACTCGGTGAGAAACACCACAGCCGAGCTCGGGCAGCTCGCGGCGAACCAGTTCCTGGGGCTTGCCCAGAAGATCAGCGGAGCGTTCAGCACGATTTTCACCGACATGATTACGCAGCCAGAGCAGGCGCTCTCCAACTTCGGAAAGTCGATCTTGAGCGCGCTCGGTGACGTGGCGCTCTCGTTCGCTGCCGTGTTCGCAGCGAAAGCAGCGGGCTTCTTGGTGGTGCCAGGTGGGCAGGCCACAGCGGCGGGATTGTTCGGAGCGTCGGCAGGCTTAGGCGTCCTTGGTGGGCTTCTGAAGGGCGGCGCTGCCGTCGTGGGTGGGCAGGGCCAGTCTAGCACTAGCACGGCACCATCCAGCACCTTTCAAGCGAGCGTACCGGGCCAGACGCCACCTCAGGAGGCTGAACGTCAGATCGTGATCTTCAACAACATTAACTCGGTGCCGTGGCGTCGGGCTCGCGATACAGCGCCAGCCGAGTATCGCTCGATGGCTCGCTGGGCTAAGGCGCAGGCCAGGGCCACCGGGATCAAAATCGGAGGGCTGGGCTAGTGCCGACACTCGCAATCCCCTATTTTTGGGGGCAGATCACCATCACAGCAGGCAGCAACGACCGGCTAGACTGGGCCGAGGACAACGGGACCACCGTGCTGAACCTCGATACTACAGTCCCAGCGGGCACCTACTGGCCGTACAGCGCGACAGCCAGCGAGAGTCTGGCCTACCAAATCGCCAACGCGCTCACTCTCGAGTCAGCAGCGTCGGGCTACTCCGGCTCCTACAGCGTGAACGTGGAGGACAGCAGCATCCAGATCACAGCAGCAGGCGGCACGCTGGCGGGGTTCTACCTGAAGACCTCGACTGCCGAGAGTGACAAACTTCTCACCGGCGGTGACGTGGACGAGGGCGAGCAGGGAGCGAACCACTACGGCTGGATCGTTGACGCCTCGGGGGTATACCCAGGCGACGATCTCGCGTTCGACAGCGACACGATCCCATGTAATTGCTGGCACCCGAAAGGCCCTGTGACGAACACCACTGTAGTGGCAGGCGACGACCTGCGCTACACCAGCGGTGTGTCTCAGGTAGAGACGCTTGGCGGGCGTGTTGTCGTGCGTGACTTCACCGGGGCCATTGCACCCAACGAGGTGGCCTACAGAGAGCGGCGAGTCCTCCAGACAAATTTCCTGACGGACGACGACCGTGAACGGTACGTCTCACAGTTCTGGCTGCCGTACGCGAAGACCGGCAGTAAAATCAGGTACATCGCCGACAAGACGCAGCCTGACGACTACGAGGAGCGCCACCTGTTCGGCGACTCGCTCAGCACACTGGCCCCAACTCGCCTCCCTGGCTACCCGTATTTCGATCTGACGATCGAGACAAAACTCTGGAAGGCGTAGACGACGATGGCACAGCAGCAACGGGACTTTCTGATCGAGATCGAGGGCGAGAGCGTAGCTTTTACGGGCGCAGGGTCACTGGTGACACCAGGTTGGGGACAGACTCTGGTAGAGGCCGTGATCACTGCCCCACCTATCATGACCATGGGCGTGAGCCCCTACGACGGCTCTTTCCAGAACGGCGGGCTAAGCGTCGGTGTCACCGAGGTCAGCGCCTACCTACAGAGCAGGCTCACCGAGCCACGAACGACGCTGACAGCCGACATAAACCGCACGACCACCACTGTCAGCGTGACAGACACCAGCCTGTTCGCTGCGTCGGGTGTGATCTGGGTGGGACGTGAGGCCATCGCGTACGGTGCGAAGACGGCCTCGGCGTTCACAGGCTGTACTCGCGGTTACTACGGGACGACAGCCCAGGAGCACAGCGAGACAGTCAAGCCTGTGAACGGTTCACAAGCGGTGTACGGCTACAACCCCACGTGGTTCGGGCGAAAAGTGTGGATCAGGATCTTCGACCCCACCGAAGCAGCGCCAGCGCTCACCACAATTGCATCGGGCCGCATTGACGGCGTGTCGTTCGACGGCACCGGGTTTGTCCTGTCGCTAATCTCAGTCGCGCAGGACCTCGAGAGGGAGACGATTGCAGCAGGACAGCGGGCCACTGGCCGTCTCAGGTTCGCGAACGTGCGCGACGAAAAACGCCGTGGCCTGGTGGGTGCGGGTTCGATACCGAAGGACCAGACAGTGGCCAGCGTGTTTGTCGTCGTCGACCGCGAGTCTGAACCGTTTCAGCGCGACACGACGGCAGCAGCCGGGGTCCTCGCCACTGTGACGAACGCAGCCATCGCAGTGAACGACGAAGTGATCAGCTATCGCCAAACGGCGTACCCGGCGATCTCGGCTGTGGTGAACAACGTGTTCACCACGTCACGCGGGCCATCCTACCAGCTCGGCGCTGGCGGTGGCCTGTTCCGCGTCGGTGACTCAATCCGATTCACGGACAGCGCGACGTCGGAGATCGTGACGACCACCGTCACCTACATCAACGACCTGGGGTACGTCTACCACGCAGCGACGGGGAAAGCACCGGCTGTCGGCTCGTCTGTCACCTCGCCCAACCTACAACTGTTTGCCCAACTCACTCGCGCACAGGTGTCGACGAAGCAGGAGGACCACGCGCACGGGTCACCCGTCCAACAGGTCTACGTTCAATCGGGCTCACACGTCGATCTCGTCCTTCAGTTACTGCTCAGCGACAGAGGAGACGGCACCAACGGCGTCTACGACGTCCTACCCAGCGGATTCGGGGCAGGGCTTACACTGGCCGACGTCGACGTTGACAGTTTTGCCTCGCTCCGTCCGTTTTCAATCGCACACACCGCGGTGCTACGTGAGCCAGTTTCGCCAAAATCAGCGCTCCAGGAGCTCGCACACGCGACAGGTGGACGGATCTACGTCAGCACGTCTGGACAAATCACAGCACGCCACGATTACGCCCTCTACCCCGACAGTACGAGCCAGCGCACGCTCACGGTCGACGACCTGATCAGCCTGCCAACTTGGGCCATCGAGACGGGGCGCATTTATAACCAGTGGACCTGGAAGTTTGAGCGCGACAGAGTTACTACAACCTACTCTGTGGGCGAGAGTGTCGCAGTTCACGGGCCACGCAGTTACCCCGAAGTGTCGGGCGGTAGAGCGGCACTGTACCCGGCAGCGTCAGCGATCGGCGTTGCACAATTCCTGGCCGTCTCCACGTTGCTACGGTACGGCCAGCCTACGCCAATGCTCACCTGTGAGATCCCTGAAAACGAGCTCGACGTGCTCGAGCCGGGGCAGCTCATCCAGGTGACGATTCCACACCTACCGACGCAGACAGGAAGCACCGGTCTGAACCTGGCATGGTTTGAGGTGGTAGAGTTTTCACCCAGCGGTGAAGCAGTCACGCTGCGACTTTTGAGGCTTCGAGAGCAGGGGCGTGTTGGGCTGTTTGCCCCAGCCGCACTGGTGGAGAGCGTAGCGGGTTCAGTGATCACGCTACAGCCCGCAGCCGACACATATTTTTCACCAAGCAGGCCACGCGAAGAGGCACTCGGCGATATCCTGGGCCCTGGCCGCGATGGCCAGGAGGACGTAGATTGGTTTTTGACCAACGACAACGTCCAGATCATCGACGTGTCGACGTTGGGAGGCACACCCACGACAGTGAGCACCACGATCAGCGCGATCGACTATAACGCCCGTGAGATCGAGGTGGCCGCGCTGCCTGGGTGGCTTGCAGCCGGTGACCTGATCAGGCTGGACGATTACGCAGCGGTGGACGGTGGGAGCCGACAGACACAGCGCACACCCTATTTTCTGTGGTGGGCTGACGAACAACCGATTCTGACAGGTGGTGACGATCCTTACGAGTGGGGGCCCTAATGGCGACAGAGCGAGACTGGGACAGCATACCGAACGCGCAGATCCTACCAGGCGCACCCGTGCAGGCTGAGCAGGGCGAGGGACGAAAACTTTTAGCCCAACTCAACGCACTGGACGAGGCAGCGGCAAACCGCGCAGCACCGGGCGCAACGAGCCAGCAGTATTTTGGGCACGATCACGCTTTCGAGGGCGGCGCGCCGATCATCCGTGGGCTGTGCTGGGCAGCAGACGGCGGGCACACGGCGATCAAAGTCTTTGACCCAATTGCTGTCGGTACGATCGCGAGCGGGCTGGGTTGGATGAACGCGAGCCCAGGGCTCAACGCCAACGCTAACCAGTCGTATCTAGTCGCGATTCGCTACCGAGCGACTGGGTGCGACTGGCACCTCCAATTTAACTCTGGCCCAGAGCAGGTGCTCAGTATCATGGACGAAAACGACGTGCCCGTGTGGGTGCAGTTCACTGGACGCATACCACAAGTCGACTGGCTTGGGCTTGGTGGCCTCGTCGTCGAACCGCTTGTTGAGCAAGAGCGGGTCGAAGAGTGCCAGCTCGACATTTTTGCAATCCTGGTGTGGGAGACGTACCAGCAGAGCCAGCCGAAAACAGGGCTGATCGACATGGTGCCACAACCCAGCGGGGAGACAGTCTACAGGTACCCCAACGCAGTGCTTGACAGTGAGCTGGTAGCGAACGACGCACCGGTCGACGTTTACACAATAACCAGCGCCATGATGAGGGCCAACGCTCTTTACGAGTTCCTCACAGACAGGGCAGCGCCAGGCGCAAGCTCACAGCGGATTATTGGTCACGACCACTACAGCGCGGGTCACGGTGGCCGCTCCGTTCCAATGGGCTGCGTTTACTCAGCACGCACCTACCGCACGACAGCGCCACTTTGGGCCGTACACACCCACTCACAGAACGTCTGGTACTACTGGGACACCGACGCAAGCGCAGGGGCCAGGAGGACGACAGCAGCGAGCACACCAGCAGGTACGGCGACGACAGACCCGATGTTCTTAACCTATGTCACCTACAACTTCAACAGCTCGGGCAACCCGCCCACGTCGGCACCGTACGTGGTGGGCTACGTCTACTTTCGACACCAAGCAAAGCCAACGGAGACGATCGAGGTCAGGCTGTACCACATAAACACCGGCAACCACAGCGCGGTTGCAACGGGGAACGGTGTCAGTGACGAAACGCTGTTTGTGTCAGGCATTCCCTGCACAGCGGGCGTGATCAACCGCTACGCTGTAGAGGTGCGCTGTACCAGCACCAACAACGTTGACGTCGACATGATGGGGCTGTCGCTGTTTGAGATTGGCGAGAGTGACGGAACGAACCGAACGTACGAGGCCAGCAACGGTGACACACCGCTCGCAGTGCCGAGCGACCTGGAACGGAGGTAGAGACAGTGGGAGACGTATCACGGAGTCTGAGCATGCTCAGACACGCAAACGCCCAGACGGGCGAGCGTGGTAGAGCCGTAGTGATGGGCAAGATCGCCACCACGAGCCACGGGCTACACGAGATCCTAACAGGTGTCGCAGCGCCAGGCGCGGGCCAACTGGTGTTCCTGCCTCACGAGCACTGCTATGTGGGAACGCCACTGGCCCGAAACGCCCAGTACTGCGCCGATCACGGCCAGCACATTGGGGTGGGCGAGGGTCTACGCTGGGCGTTCAATAACTCTGTAGACTACTGGACACCGATCGATGGCGGCCAGGATAAGTCCTATGACGTCGGCAGCAACAAGCGATTCGTTGACTTCCCACCGATGATCCAGGCGTACGCGACACCACGAGTCGACAGTGACAGCACGGCAGTGGGCGCAGGCTCGAACCCGTGTAGATTCCGCGTGTTCGGGCTCGTCACAGCGCAGTCGGCGACGACGCTGCGCTTCTACAACCGAACGCGCAACGAGGTGAGCGCGACGATCTCGCTACCAGGAGGCTACCAGGAGTTCGACAGCACGATCCCGGTCAGCGGTGGCCGCGTGAACGAGATCGACGTCGAAGCGCTCGGAACGACCGGCCAGTACGTCATCATTCACCAGATCACAGTCGCAGAGACACGCTCGCTCTCGCAGCCCGAGAGCGCAGGAACCACGCTATACACCACGGCCACCAGGCCCTAACAGGAGACCACGACGATGGCGAACTACACAGTGACAGGGCTGAGAGAGAACCAGCCCTTCGAGCACACAACCCAGGAGACGGGCACGAACACGATCAGCGACGTGTTCACGCTGACCACACCCGCTAAAATCTCGGATCTACAGTGGATGCTCCCGAGCGGCGACACGCTGACTGTCACGATCGATTTTGAGGGCGACGGGACGCACACTGCCACGCTCTACACGTCGACAGCGACCAGCGGGGCAGCGCTCAGCGGGCGCAGCTTCAGGACAGGCGACAAGCTCACCGTGGCGATCACTGGCGGCACCTCGGGCGCGAAAGCGTACGGACTGCAATTCGAAGCGCACCGCGCGTAAGGAGGCACACGATGGGTTTCGCAAACGACACACTCACAGATGGCAGCGTCACAGGCGGCAGCGGAGGTTATACGCCAGGTCCTGTACTGGTCATGGACGACGAGCTGTCCGGCGCATCGATCGGCGGCGACTGGACGGTTACCACTCCGTCGGATTCGACGATCACCGTCGTATCAGACAGAGTCAGACTCCACGCCCCAGCAGGCGGGGACCAGCGCCCCTCTCTGGTCTGGAACGGCAATGTCTTCGGGGTCCGTCCCTGGTACTGGCGTTTCTACGTGAAACGCCTCACGACCGCCAACCTTGGGACCTTCCTCAGTGTGGGGTTTCGTCGGACAGACGGCCAGACTGAGATCTTTAGCGCCCTCGCCCTGGGCACGAACACGAAAAAAGAGCTCTGGGGAGTCTCCACCAATGGTCTAAATGACCAATTCATAGAGATCTTCCTGGATGAGTGCTGGGTCGACTGCTTCTGGAACGCTCGCAAGCTCTACGTTCGGCGTAGCAGTAACGCTCAAAGCAGTGTTCCCGGCCACAACGACTGGACTGATGTTGTGGCTTATGACACGCACACAGTGACACGACAGCTCGCTCCTGCTGAGTTCACCATCGAGCTCGGAAAATTCAACGGCAGCACGGTGGAGGCCACCTACGAGATATCACGTTTGACGCTTACAGACGGGGGTCCACCCAATGCGTAGGGGGCACTGACATGATCGTGGCATCGTGGGCGGCAGTCGTCGGAAAGCTCCTGGATCTGATCCGGTGGCTTCTCCGTCGTAAACCGCGAGAGGACCGCCCGATCGGCGGTTACACTCCCCAGCAGTCACCCTCTGGCGTGTTCAGCGCGGTGCAACCGTCGTTCCTGATCAGTTCAGCGCTGTCAGCCGCACTACACAGCACTCCCTCGCTGTGTAGGGTGCTTCTGGCGTACTGCCACGATCACGGCGGGCCAATCGACGAAAACGAGCATTTGTTCGTCACCGTGCTAGCCGAGCAGGCCACCGCAGAGGCGCAGCGGGCGTCGCGTCACCTGTTCCGGGCGATCCGGCTCGCCAGCAGCGAGAAACGCGAGCGACTGATCGCGATGGCTCGGAGCGGCGAGGGCTCACAGCTCACCGTCAGGAAGCTGCCAAAAGGCGACCCTCAGCGGGTGTACTACGAAGCGAACGGCGTGGAGGTGGCTGTGTTGCGTCCCGTGTTCGTCGACGCCGAGAGGCGCTTCCTCTACTACCTGTCGTTCCATTTTTGCGAGCGTGAGGGTGACCCGTGGCGCGCTCCTGCCGTTCAACAGGTGCTCAACGAGTGCGCGGCCGAGGTGGCCGCGCACGTTCCACAAATCGTGGCGAATCAGGAGGAGGTGTAGAGTGCAGTGGTTCAGAGATCTGATACGCAGCGACAGCCAGGCCAGCGCGAGCGAGTGGCTGAAAGTCTGCGCGTTCCTGTTTTCCTGTGTGGTGTCGGGG